AACTGATCCCGCTTTCAGAGGCAATACCTCCGGCCAGCCTTTCGGCACTTACACAGTCATTGCGACTGCTATGGTGTAAGAAGGGTGTAAATCTTTATACGTTTATATCCTTTGTGCCCTGGAACAACGTTCCAGAGCGAACCCGATTTATTACTATACGTTCCATGAAGCGGGGTAGACGATTGAGAAACACCGTCTCCCCGTATGTAAACGCAGTATAGAGGGTAAACATAATCCCCTTCATATGGTCGATACGATTTCCGACCTTTTAGGGTAAAAGTTTCAAAGATATAACCAGCCCACCCGTCATCCCTGCGGTGGCGTACGACTGGATAGTCACCTATTAGGTGACCATCTCCGTAGCCATCAGGGCCAAAGACGTGAAAATGCTTGGGTATCAATCCAAGCAGGTAGCTGGACCTTTCTTCGTCGAACGCGCGCTTGTAAAAATTGTGCGCAATGAAAACGTTCATGAGAGAAAGGGCCTCCTTGATATAAAGAGGACGTATATTGATTCCATTGAAGTAGTCCGCTCCGCAAGATTCTCGGAACGGTCCATCAGCAAACGATTTGGAGGTGTTAACCAGAAAACCGCAAGCATGTAACACTCGACATAGATAAGGGTACGCCTTGGAAGGGACAATAATGTCGTCCCCGTAGGCATTCACACTCTTACTATGCGGAGCGCAAGCTTTCGCGAGTGCCCAGAAAATTAGGGTCTCAAGAGGGAAAGTAAAGCCATTTCCCATAGACGAAAACTTGTGGAGACGCCGGCATTGGTCGTTATAGAGAATAGTACCTGTTCGTCCTTGATTAAGGAACAAAGCCCAGTCAACTGGGAGCAGGTGATACACTAACTCTATAGCTATTGTGTCCGACGCACTACTGAGGTCCAGGGTTGCTAAATCCCCTGTTATACTACCTACCCGGGCCAGAGACTGGTTCCGAGTTTGGTCACGTATATCGACCCCCCGCAATTTCAACCGCTGAGCAATAAATTTGCCGACGCCATTCTGATACATAGTATTAAGTAATGGTTCAACAACGATTGCGCGATCTACTTTCGCAGTCTTGGGTACAAAGGCCAACCGCCCCGGCTGTAATTCAACCGGGACAGTGGAGCGTCCTTCACCATCAAATGGGTAACGAAAATCTACCCACTGAGGGAACTCAGCCAGAAACTCCCCCACAAAAGGGAGCATCTCCGTACTACATGCAAATTTTGAGCTCAATTTAGCCCGAGGGCTTGCAACCCTCTTTGCTACATCAAAAGTAGCACCCGGGCCGAAATGGAAATCAAGTGAATCCAACGTAGGTACATCACCCAGCACGTCCGCTATTAAGTTGCGGGCGACGCTGAGAGCGACCTCCACCTCTGGGGTAAACTGGAATAAACCAGCCCCCCACAAGCGGAACAGCTTGTTGGTTTCTTGACAAAGTTCCTCGGCTTCTTCGAACTTCTTGAATGCGACTAGTTCGCGATTCACTCCGAGATCAAGGTCGGCTCGCTTTTGGAAAAAAGCGAGTCCTTGCCGGAGGTGAATCGCGTCGTTAGCGCTGATGGACCCATAAGGTACATCATAACTACACAGACTAGAAAAATCACCATCAGTAAGAAACCTAATGATGAGTTCCCTGTCTGCAAAGTCAGGGGAGATAGCTTCGAAGTGTGAACGGGCCAGGACTGTGAGAATCTCATTTGTTTCCTCCGTTGAGATCTTTTCGTCCCATAGCTTAGAATTAAGCATATAGCTTCCTTTATAAAAGGCTGACTATTAATGGACCCAACAAAGTTAAGTTGGGGAGACGATTTGGTCAAACGCCTCGGGCATAAAGCCCGGTACAGCAGGCGTCACGGAAGTACTAATATTCCCCATCAAATTCAAAAGAATTTGACGCGCCAAACGACGATCAGTAATCGTCGAGCGCTTATGGAAGAATCCAGTACATTTGAGACGGTTAACGTAGGCAATAGCAGGTGCAGCGGTATAACCAGCTGCATTCTGCCCACTTACGCTTTCCATCACAGGTACCTCGACCGTTGCCTCAACCTTGAAAGTCCCAGAAGGTAGGGTTTCAAGTGTCAGCGATGCAGCAATCTGTGCATATGCTGGTACAGAGGCAGAAGACTCGCGCCAATCAGCTCGTATTACATTGCCATTACGTGATATGGCTGATGCTTTAAGCGTGTGCGAGACCGGGGTTGCAGCTCCGTCAAAGACGGTAAGATCACTAATTTGTGACATAATGTTTTCCTATTTATAAATATGGGTAGGATGTAATCCCATATAGGTTACTTCAAGCAGAATTACTTGAAGGCGTTAGTTAAGAGAGCGACTGCATTTGCACAATGTTTCCATGACGCCATCTCGCCGAAAGGCTTGAATTCAGGCATCGGGATCTGCAAAGTAGTATCGACAGTCCGAGAGAAAGTACCCTCGGATTTGGAGTGACTACCTGCGACAAAGGAATAACCGAGACCAGGCCTAGAAACAAGCCCGGTCCCGCTCCATTTGAACAAGTGGGATGTAACAAACGTGCCCGAAAGGGCCGACGCGACTCCTCTAGCGCTTAAGAAGTCACCTATGGGCAAAGCCCAATCAGCGACGAAAGAGTAGGGAACCAGTTCCCAGGCAATAGACTCAAAATCAGTCAAACCTGATAACTTTGCCGTGTTTACCTCAGTAAGGTAAGCAACGATTTGCCGGCTTGTAACATAAGAGCCGGACATCCAGCTGGCGACTCCACCTTCTGGCAATTTTTTGCCGCGAAGAGTGCGATGCGCCCGTGCAGTAAAAACGCACGGTTGCTCCACAAAGTGAGCAAGCGCACGAGCACCGGAGTCTAAATCCCCTATAAGAGGGAGCCAACCATATTGCAGTTCAAGCCAATTTGAGGCAAGAGTGTTGTACGAAGGATGAAAATCCCTTACGACCACACCAAACTTATCTTTATACTCCCTATGGGAGTACCCGGTAAGTTCCTCGACCGCACCTTGCATGCGACCACGCCGAAACTGGTGAATACCAGAGGCTAGTCGCGTAGCGGCATTGGCAATCATCCGAAGAGCTTCGGACCCTTCGCCTAAGAACACGCCAGCGTTAAAATCAGAACCCTGGATCTTACTTCTGAGTTGATTAACAACACTCAGAGTATGCCCCGAGTTCCAATTGCTGGTAGGTGTTCCTCCCCAAAAGCCACACGAAGTGGCAGTCCCATTACGGGGGGAAGAAGGAGAATCGGTGAAAACCCAAGAAAATACTTGGTCATCGATTAGGCTCCAAGCAGTATTATACGGGTGGGGGTCTAATCGCATAGCGCGCCTAGGCTGGCGAGCATAAAAAACATGCTCGACATCGTAGTCGTATTCTATACGATTCCCATCTTTATCCGTGTAATGACTGTGACGTGTTGTGATATAAGTGACAGGTGCTGGCTTAGCCGATTTCTCGGGCTGGTCAGCACCGGACCAAGTACGTTGGAAATATCTCCCAGCAAGAGCAGGCCCACAACTTGTGGTAACTGCTTCGCGGAAGTCCTCGATTACTGATCCTGTTGTCATAATATCACCTCTCTAGAAAGTTCCATCGCCAAGCGAAAGCTTGACCGACGGGCCCCGC